CGCGCGAAATACCCACGCCAAACACCCCAGGAAGGACCCGTGAAGCCTCAGCGTGCCCCTGCAACGGCCCTCTCCAAGCTGCTGCGTAGGTAGTCCCCGAAACGGCGTTGAGCCACCTTCTGGCCGATCTGAGCCATCGGAAAACGCGCCCGGTATGTCGCGCGCTCGTTAGTAGCGATGAAGTAGGGGAACAGCTGCTCCCTGCTGCGCCGGTAGATACCAGCCGGGCGATCGCCACCACGGGGCGTGCCGATGAAGAAGCCACCACGAGCATTGCCGTTCAGCCCCTTCTGGATGCGCTTGATCGTGCTCAGGCTCACGTTGCCAGAGCTGTCGCGCTTGACCAGCGAGGTGGGCACGAGCTGCGCACCTGATGGGATGCGTGCAGTGCTTGCCACCTCGGCGAGGAACTTACGCTCAAAGCCCTTCTGCGGTCGTGTGCCACCTGCGATGCCGAAGCGCAGGTAGCGGGCACGGTCACGGCCCTGTTGGTCATTGGCATAGACCGTGGCCTCGAGGTTGCGCTTGGTGCTCTTGCTGTACAGGAACGCGGTTTGGGTAAAGCGGTTGGGCCTGTCGAAGTATTGCTTGGTCGCCCCACCCAGCGCAGTGCGCACATCGAACGCCGTGGCGTTGAGCGCCTGGCTGATGGCGAACGGCAGCTGCTTGGTCATGGTGTCGGTCCACCTGATGGCCTTGGGCAGCTCTGACTTGATGTCGAGGGTGATGGTCGCCATGGGCCAAGGGTAGGGCCGGCCACCGGGCCAGACGAGTGGGAAAGGGTGAGTTTGCGGGGCATCCACGGCCTTGCCGACCTGCTGACCTGCCGACCTTCGTCTTAGGAGCTAGGTAATCCCCTGTATCCCCCCTCCCTCCTCTTATTCTATCTACTCTTTTAAGAAGGATAGAAGGATAGCAAGATAGGAACATGCCATGCGCTGCATGGGATCTCAGCCTTCCAACCCTTGCTCAGCAGGTTGGAAGAACACCCACTTCTGGGCGCCGTCGATGGTTTGCCGCCGCTTTCGATATCCCAGATCTCTCAAGATTGACGCAACCTGCATCTGGTCCGATCGGGTCTGCCGCTCGACGGGTTTGAGGATGGCTTCGTTCAGCAGCACCTCGCTGGTGATGGGTCTGCCGAGGTTGACCGTGAGCCATTTCTGGATCGGTGCGGACCATGGCGACTCGACTAGGTAACCCACGTTCTCGGCCTCGACCGCTGCTTGGTGCTCCACGGCCAGCTCGTTGGCTTCACCGCCCAGATAAGCGGCCACTGCGGCGGACCAGATCGCATCGCGCTCCAGCAGCAGGTTGGGCACGTCGATCGGCTTGCTGATGGTGCAGGTCACGGGGATGACCCAGAATCGGCGGTTGCCGGTCTCGTCCACCAGAAAGCCGCTGTCCCGGTTGGTAGAGCCCACGATGATGGAGCGCCGCGGGAAGGCTTCGGTGGCCTTGCCGTAGGGCACGCGGAACATGTCGGTGGACTGGCTGAGGAACGCCTTCACCTGGCCGGCGTGCTTCTTGCTGGTGATGTGATCCAGCTCGGCCCACTCCATGATCCATGAGCGGTGGAGGACCATCAGGTCGTCTTTGGAGCTGATGTCCCGAAGCGCATCGGAAAAGAACGGCCCGCCAAGCGCAGCCCAGAATGATGACTTGCGGGCGCCCTGATCACCCATGAGCACGCAGGCGTAATCGTGCTTGCAGCCGGGCTCAAAGATGCGTCGAACTGCACCGATCAGGGTCTTTTTGAGCATCATGTCGTAGAGCGTTGGCTCTGCGAGCTGCGCATCCTTTGGCCGCAGGTATGTGGAAGCCAGCCGGTCGATGTAGGTAGGCGCGACTTCAGCTGCGACGTGCTCCAAGTAGAGCTTTACGGGGTCGTATGGGTTCTCGCGTGCTACTTCAACAAGGCAGTCCAAGGCCATCTCTTTAGAGACTTTGTAGCCCTCTTGGGCCAGCTGCAGATAGAAGCGTTCAGCACCTTCTGCGACGGCGCCGTAGATCTCGATCTGCTGGGTGAAAATGTTGTAGCGAAAGCGCGGCAGGCCCTGCTTGTCAGGGTGGCGAAGCATGTTGAGCAGCTCCTTGGCCTCCAGCTTCTGGGGTTTATCTGCGATGGGCGCAGCCTCCGCCTGCTCCTGCTTAGGGGCCGTGGGCTTGCTGGGCTTGGCTGGCGGCAGCTGGCGTTGCTTGGGCTGCCAGCCGTCCTCCTTGGCCAGGTTGCAGAGGTGGCGGATGTCGCGGTTGCCGTCTGCTGTGAAGCTGCGCCAATGGCGCTCGCAGGTGCCGGCCTGCCATTTGGAGGATTGCCGGGACCAAGCATCCCAGTCGGCAAGCATGTGCTCGCCAACGCTGTGGAGGCATTGGCCCACCTCGATCCAGTAGTCATAATCGTCAGCGCGTGAGGAGCTGAGCGCATCAAGCCAGATACGTGCCCAGTCCTCGTCGGTGCGGTCTGATTGGCGCGGAGCAGGTGGCGGCAGGAGGGGCTGGGGCGCAGGTGGCTCCTGCGGCAGCATCTGCTCGATTAGGGCCAGTGGCGCTTCGGCCAGCGGCAGGTCACCGGGGCCGCGGCCCTTCAGCCAGCGGTATGCGCCGGTGATGGGATGGGCGCCGGCGACCACGGACTGGCAGCCAGACCAGCGCAGCTCCAGCTGCTCGGGCTTGCCTTCCTCATCGAATTTGCCGGTCTTGAACTTGCGGGTGCGGATCCCGGCCCAGTACTGCTCGGGCACTTGGTAGATGATCTGCAGGCGGCCATCGCGGCCGGAAGTAACGGCCCATGACTTGGGCAGGTCGCGCAGTGGCACGCCGAGCTTGTCGAGGATCTCGCCGGCGGAGATGCCGTCGTGGTCAACGAAGAGCAAGCCGCCAGACTGCGGGCCAGCGATGACGCCAATCGCTACGGCGCGGCCGGCGTCGATCTCGGCGGTTAGCTGCTGCTTGGTGAGCGGGTTCTTCTGCCATTCGGGCTGGTAGGGGCGCTTGCCGTTACCAACGGCGACGAAGCCCCAGTGGTCTGGTAGGGCAGCCAGCTGATCGTGGAGAGTGACCATGCATAGGTCCTAAGGCTGTCAGATGTTGGCGAATGGTTAGCAAGGTGGGCAAGTGTCTGTGACGATCTGAAACGCGTCACCCACGCTGCGTGCGATACCAGCACACCCACCAGCAATGCGGACAGCGTGCAGCCAGTTCTGCTGGGCAGGGGCGATGCGGCCTGTGGGTGTTTTGACTTCGATGCTGGTGAACACGGCGATGCGCTGGCCGACCATCTCGGGGGTGGTCGTGACCGTGCGCCAGCCGATCAGGTCTGCTGAGCCACGGGCCAGGCCAAAGGTGACCAGCCGGCCGGTGCGTGGATCGGGCAGGGAGCCGACTTGGTTTCTGTAGAGCCGGACATCAGGCCGCGTGCCAAGGGCCAGCCGGATGCGCTGCTGCAGGTCGGTCTCGGCGTTGGCCACGATGGCAGGCACAGCTGCGCTCCATCATGTTCGGCGCTGGAAGTATTTGCAGGCGATGGCACCAAGCGGAATGGGCTTCTGCCACCTGCCGGTCATCTGCTTGGCCTTGGAGCAGCAGTGACGCTGGATCTGCACGAAGGGCCGGGGAACGTAGAAGGTGCAGTCGTTGCAGCGCGCGTTGATGGTCGGATCCGCGAAGTGCGCCTGGCCTGGGTAGGTGTAGTCGTTCATCTGTTGCTCCTTGCTTGGTGGATCCGGTAGGCCCAGCCGGGCGAGTAGCCGCGCGCCTTGGCCAATGCGAGCAGCTCCGGCAGTGTGCGCGCTGCTGCACGTTGACGGCGCTTTCGCTGCTGCTCATCAGCACGCAGCTGGGCATTGACGCGCTTTAGCTCCTGCAGCTCGCCATCGACCTGGCGCAGCGCCCGCTTGGGCTCGGGTGCGCAGTAGGCGCCGCAGCATGGGCAGAGCAGCTGGGGCTTAAAAGCAGCGAAGCACTGCGGGCAGGTGCGCACTGATGGCGCTGCCGGGCCGGCGTTGCGTGACCGCTTAAGCCGATCGTCCAGCGACCAGTCGCGGTGATCATCGGGGAAGCCGTGGCGGTGGACGTTGCCAACGTGGTCGAGGACGATCGCAGCATCTTTGCCATCAGCTGGGCGCAGCACGCGGCCGACCTGCTGCAGGTAAAGCCCAAGGGACTGGGTAGGGCGCAGGAGGATAGCGGCCTCTGCTGCTGGGCAGTCAAAGCCCTCAGAAACGACATCCACGGTCACCAGAACCGACAATTTACCCGTGGCAAGTTGACGCACCAGCAGGTCGCGCTGCTCTGCTGGGGTCGTGCCCAATAAAGTGGCAGCCCGGACTCCCCGCTGGTTGAACGCTGTGTTCACCGAATCAGCGTGTTGCGTGGAGCAGCAGAAGACGATGGCCCTCCTGTGGTTGCACAGGCGCTGGTAGTGGCTGATGGCATCACCCGTCACGGTGGGCCGATCCATGGCCTCGGCGGCCTCCTCGGAGCGGTAATCGCCGGCGCGTGTGCGCAGCCTTGAAAGATCCGCAACGGCTGGAGGCGCGTAGATGCGCGCGGGCGTTAGGAACGTTCCAGCGATCAGCTGGGATACCGAAGGCCCCAAGATGAGGCGATCAAAAACGGAACCTAGGCCGCGGCCGTCTTGGCGCACCGGGGTGGCTGTAACGCCAAGCCGGTAAGCATCAGGCCAGCGGTGCAATGCTGCTGCCCATGTGCCGGCCACAGCGTGGTGGGCTTCATCAACAACAATCAGGTCTGGGGACCATGTGAGCTGCGTCAGGCGGCGCGCGAGCGTTTGCACTGATGCGACTTGGATGGGTGCGTTTGTCGGCTGGTAGCCGGCAGCGATGATGCCGTGCGCCACGCCAGCTAGGTCGAGCTTGTGGCTGGTCTGCGCGATCAGTTCTCGGCGGTGGACTAGGACAAGACCATTGCGACCGCGATCTGCGAGGGAGCGCAGGATCTCGGCCATGACGATGGTCTTGCCCCCACCGGTCGGGAGGACAAGCAGGGGAGCGCGCGCACCTTCGCGGTAGCTGGCGCGCAGCTCTGAGATGGCTTGGTGTTGATAGGGACGGAGCGTGAGACTCATTGGACTAGACCTGCAACAGCGGTAGTGGTATCCGAGTTGCGGGCCGAAATGCCAAATGATTTCAAAGAGTTAGGAGGAACTGGCGTGACAATAGCCGAACTTGCGGTAAGCTCCATGAGCCCTGATGAGGATGCCCTGGAGAACGCCGACTACCACCGCCACAGTGCGGTGAGCAAAAGCCACCTAGACCTGGTGGCGCGCAGCCCGTTGCACTACTGGGCGCGCTACGTGGACCCGAATCGGGTCGAGCCCGAGCCCACGCCAGCCATGTTGGTCGGCACTGCCGTCCACACCCACGTGCTGGAGCTGGACCAGTGGGATGCCCGCTACGTGATGGCACCCGAAGGCATTGACCGCCGCACCAAGCAAGGCAAGGCGGAATGGGAAGCCTTCAGCGTGGCCGCCACCGGCCGCACGGTGCTGAGCCGAGCTGAAGCGGACATCGTGATGCGCATGGCACGCTCGGTGTTTGCCCATCCAGCCGCTGCGATGCTGCTGGGGCTGCCCGGCAAGGCTGAGACCACATGGATGTGGACCGATGAGGCCAGCGGGCTGCAGTGCAAGTGCCGGCCGGACTGGCTGACGGATGATCACCGGCTGATCGTGGATCTGAAGACCACCGAGGATGCCAGCCCCGTTGGCTTTCGCAAGTCGATTGCCAACTGGCGCTACCACGTCCAGAGCAGCTGGTATCTGGACGGCATCGAGCGCGCCACCGGCACCCGGCCCGATCAGTTCATCTTCATCTGCGTCGAGAAGAAGCCGCCCTATGCGGTGGCGGTTTACGCTGCCGACGCGGACATGATCGCTGCCGGTGCCAAGCAGGCGCGGCTGGACCTAGACACGCTGGCGATCTGCAAAGCCGCTGATGCGTGGCCGGGTTACAGCGACCAGATCGAGACCATCAGCCTGCCGCCGTGGATGCGGCCGCGGCCTGATGGAACCTTGCCCCAACCCACTGAGATCGAGACCTACTGATGGAACAATCCACAGCACTGACAACCACACAGTCCGGCGTGTTCTCCGGCATCCAAGCATTTGAGGATGCCCAGCGGATTGCCAAGGCGCTGGCACAGAGCACGCTGATCCCCCAGCAGTTCCAAGGCCAGCAGGGCTTTGCCAACTGCTTGGTGGCGCTGAACATCGCGCGGCGGATGCAGATGGATCCTCTGATGGTGATGCAGAACCTGCACATCATCCACGGGCGCCCCAGCTGGAGCAGCCAGTTCATCATCGGCCTGATCAACGGCTGCGGGAAGTTCAGCCCGATCCGTTACGAGATCAGCGGCAAAGGCGAAACGCTGGCCTGCATGGCGCTCGCCACTGAGCTTGCCACCGGCGAGGAGCTGCGCGGCCCTGAGGTGACGATGGCGATGGCCAAGCGTGAAGGCTGGGCCACCAAAAGCGGCAGCAAGTGGCAGACCATGCCCGAGTTGATGATCCGCTACCGGGCCGCGGCCTTCTGGGGGCGGCTTTACATCCCGGACCTGCTGGTCGGCATCCAGACGCAGGAGGAGGTGCTGGACGTTGAGCCGGTGACGATCAGCGAGGCTGAGCCGGTCAAGGCCAGTGTGGACGAGTTGAATCAGAAGATCGCCAAGGCGGCGACAAAACACGAGGAGGCAGTAATTGATGACGATGAAATCTTCTGAGGCTGGATACCTCCAGCCAAGAGAGCTGGCAGAGCGTTGGCGCGGTGTCGTCACGCTGAGCACGCTCGACAACTGGCGCAGCCAGAACCGCGGCCCACGGTTTGTGAAGATCGGCGGCCGTGTCCTTTACCCCGTGGCGGAGGTCGAGGCGTATGAGCTTCGGAACCTGCGCGGGATCCCCAACACACCCCCTAACCAACCGAGACCATGAGTTTCAAGCTGAACCTGTCCATCTTCAAAAGCACCAAGCCTGACAGCAAGCTGGATTTCACCGGGATGATGAACATCAAGGTGGAGGAGCTGGACGCGCTGTGCCGGTTTGTAATGAGCCAGACACCGGACCAGTACGGCAGCGTCCAGGTGCCGATCAGCGGCTGGAAGAAAACCAGCCAGAAGGGTCTGGCGTATGTGAGCGCCGTGGCTCAACCGCCGCGTGACTGGGTGGATCCTGGCGATGCCGCCCAGCAGCTTGCGCGCGCGACCGATGGCGTGGTGAGCGAGATCACCGACGCTGATCTGTTCTGATCACATCAGCTTTAGCTCCAGGCGTGCGATCTCATTGACCGCGGCCTGGAGCATCTCTTGCTGGTGGTAGCACTGCTTAAGCAGCTTGGCAGCCAGCGGACCTACATCAGGGTGCCGCTGGATGTCCCGGCATTGCCTCTCGATCAGGAACTGTTTTTCGGGCGGTATCTCGACCGCCATCCAATCTCCAAAGTTCATTTGTCTGGGGCGGACTGCCCCATGATGCCCATGCGATGCCCCAAATGCTGTAGCGGTGCCATCCGGGCGCCGATCACGAACAACAAGCTGGACGACCAGGTGGTGCGCAAGCGGATCTGCACAGACTGCGGCCACAAGTGGTTCACCGTCGAGGTGGCGGTGCCGGACTATGCGGTGGGCTGGAGTGCTGAGCACCTGCGCAAGCCGGTGCTGCGGGCGCCGGTGACCGTGAAGGCCGCGCACCAAGAACCCAAGGATCGGCTGGCTGCGTTGCGGGAAGCAAGCGAGCGCCGGTCGATGGAGGCCGACCTGCGGCACCGTGTTGCGAAATGTGACTGACCCGTTGGCAGGATGCGCCGCCTGCGGTGTATTATCTGCGCACGGCCGACGAGGCCACCGCTCTCCAGACCATGCTTGATCTCAGCACCGTCCAGTACGCTTCCACCATCTACCGCACTCGCGCCGCTGCGGAGGCAACACTGGCCGTTGCAATCGAGACTGCTTGCGACGGCGAGACCTTTGACGTGTTCGACAACGGTCGCGGTTTCGTGATTCGCATGTTCGAGGACGGCGATTTTGTCCAAACCATCTGACTTATCACCGCCATGATCAACCGCATCAACAACGCCATCTGCCTGCTGGTCGTCACCGCCGTGTTCGCCATGATCGGCCTTGAGTACGGCAACCAAGCAGGCGCCACCCACACCGGCACTCAGTCCTACGTGGAGGTGCGCAAGTGACGCCTACCAGTGATCGCTGGCTTACCCAGCGCCAAATGGCTGACCACCTTCAGATCAGCGAGCGTACCTTGCTCCGCTGGCGCGCTTCCGGCATTTTTCAAGCAGGCCATCATTACCGCCGCAAGTTCCCCGCCGTTAACAGCCCGCTGCTTTACCAACTGGAGCGGTGCGAGCAGGCGATGTCGTCGGCTTTTTCGGAAAAGAGTGCGCCGGACTTGAAGCAACAAGCGCTCATTGCGCTTCACGCAATCGCTACAGGCGCCAACAACGCCAGAGAACAGCACTTAGACCTCGACACGATCCGCCGCGCACTGGAGGCGCTGCCCGAATGACTCCCCGCCGCTTTTACTTCCAGATCAAGTCCGCCAACGTGATCGAGTGCGTGCTGGCGCACAGTTTGACCGAAGCCAAGCTGATCGCTGCTGACACTTGGCTCAACTGGTGGTCAGAGCTTGAGTGGCTCAACCCTGAAACCGTCACCGACCCCAATGAGCATGTCTGACGCACCCACTGGCTCAATGCTCCCGTGGCAGTGGGCCGAAGATGAGCCCACCAGCAAGCACGGTGAAGGCATCAGCCGGCCCAAGCCCGGCAGCCGCACCCGTGAGTTCAAGGTGATTGTCTACAAGCCCGGCGCACAGCCGCTGACATGGATCACCCGCGCGGAGACCAAGCGCCACGCCACCAAGTACGCCCAAGCCCGCTGGCCGGGTGCTGAGGTGGAGGTGGAATGACCGACATCCGCGCCAGAATCAACCAGCTGATCTCTGACAGCGGCACCTACCGCCAAGGTCAGCAGGACGAACGCGACCGCATCCGCCAGCTGATCGACATTCGCATCGACCAGCTGCGCGGCACCGGCGGGATCCTCTACAAAAACCAGCTCTGCGTTGAGCTGCTTTATCTTCGCCAACTAATCGAACCATGAATCACCGCCTCAGGCTCGATCAACAACGCGCCGACATGATGGAGAGCCTCTATCAGCACAGCGGCCGCGACCAGCTGCCCTATGGCCACCCACTGCGCAGCACCTACACCGGACTGTGGGAGGAGTTCTGCCGCGACATTGCCGCGAACTTCCGCGACACCGACTACCCCGAGCTGTTTGCAAAGGTGATCAAGGCCATGGACGCCACCGAATCGGTGATGACCGAAAAGCAAGCGCAGCAGGCCATTCAGGTCTGCCGTCAGCAGCTGCTGGGGGACAAATGGTAATTCCCGCCAAGATCCGAAACCGCACGCTGAACATCCGCGTGACGGACGAGGAGATCGCACTTGCGCGGCGTATTGGCAACGGCAACGCCAGCCACGGCTACCGCCTTGCTATCCGTTGGATGGCCGACCGCCGCATCAATGGCATCCCGCTCAGCACCATGCTGCGCGCTGCTGCCGAGATGGCGGCCGACCTTGAACGCACACCTAAAAGAGGAGCACCCGCCCGTGGATGATCTGGTCAACCACCCGCCGCACTATCAGGTCGGCACCGTTGAGGCCATCGACTTCATCGAGTCGGTGATCAGCGATGCGCCGCACATGGTGCCGGCATACCTGCAGGGCCAGGTGCTCAAGTATCTGATCCGCATGTGGGCAAAAGGGAACGCCCTAGAAGATGCCAAAAAAAGCGAGTGGTATCTGAACCGACTTATCGCCAAACTGGAGCAATGTTCTACCTCCCCGGACTAACCTTGATCGAGCGCTTGGCGCTGCGGGTGCTTTGTCGCAGCCCACGCACCAGCTTGGTGGTGGTGAAAGAGCGCGACTATCCGGCGGTGTTTTTTGCCGCTGATCCGCGTGACGCTGTGGCCGAGTTCGTCACCGCTGGCCAGCCAGAGCCAGCGTCGATGCAGCTAGAGCGGATCTTCCACCAGCCGAGCTACGGCGAGGACGAATGATCAGCCTGTACGCCGGCCGACTGTTGCTGGTGTGCAGCCGAGCCGATCGAACCTGGCACGCGCGTGTGGTGCTTGGCCCACGGGCTGAGCACCAGCTGGAAGCCGACACCGGCACGGTGCAGCTGCAGGAGGCGCTGCTGCGGGCTCAGTCGATCTTCAGGGCTGCAGTGGTGCAGCTGCGGACCGAGCCCAACCGCATGTGCTGGGATTGCCTGCAGTGGGACATGCGCCGGCAGGGCTGCGACCTGAACCTGCCAGAGGCAAAGCGCAGTGGCGGGCGATACGCACCACGGTGCGAGATGTTCGCGCCCGCGATCCGCTCGGCAGACTGAGATCGGCCGCTGTGGTGCCGTGTCGAAGCGTGAGTGGAACACGCTAGTGCGTGAGCCGTGGAACGTGCTGATCCACCAGTCACTGCAGGCGATCGACCGGCACAACATGCTGTGGATCAGCTCCGGCGATCGGTGGCACCTCCAGCAGGCGCAGGTGCTGCGCGAGTATGTAAGTGGGCTCAAGACCTGGATCCACCAGCAGGAGGGGCGGTGATGTTTGGACCGGAAGTAATCAGCCGCACCGACCGCGATGGCGGCTACATCGAGGTGCTGCTGCCGGCCGAGAAGGGTGAGGTGTATTACCGCAGTTGCGTGGGTGGAATCTGCCGCTACAGCTCCGACCTGTTTCAGGCTGAAATCTACCTGAACCAGATGCTCAAGCCATGAAGGTGCGGCCGGTCGTGGTGTTCGGGCTGACGTGGCTAGGCGGCATGTTGCTCGCCACCATCTGGCTGACCATGTTCTGAGCCGGCGGTGATCCACTGGGCAATGGCCCACTCACCAAGCGCCGACCAGAACGGCTGGGCGCGATACCAGTCCACCCACGGCTTGTGGGACTTCGAGCAGTTGCACGACCAACAGCAGGCCACCATATTGCTGGGCACCGTGAGCCCGCCGTGGACCTTCGGCACCACATGGTCGAGGGTGGGGCTCCGGCCGAGCGGGTCGTTGCAATAAGCGCACCGATAACTCCAGCGCAGGAGGATCTGATCACGGGCGCTGCGCCGCGTGACCAGGCGCGTCTCGTCAATGTGGGTTTGATCCACTGAGATCCGGCGGCAGGGGAACTGCGGTCACCTCGATGTCGAGGATGTCTTCATCGGAGGGGATGAACTCGGCCAGGTGTGCGTAGATGTCAGCTGGCAAGTCGTCGGGGTCGGAGTCGGATCGGATGATGAGCTTGGCGGAGATTTCTAGGTAGAACGCCCGCATGGGCTGGCCGCCGCTTGGCCAACGGTAGCGGGCTTGACCAGATCAGGCTGTGTGACGGTTTGTGAACGGACCCGGTATAGGGCGCAGGGTGCGCTGTGTGCGGTGTATAGTTCTTGCATCGAAGGCACGGGCCTTCACCGCTTTTCTCTCCAATGTTCTTCCTCGAAGTCAACGGCATCGCCCAAACTGGCATGATGACCCGCAAGGCTGCTCTCGCAGCTGCTGAGCGCGGTCACGCCGACCGCCCCGATGCAGTTGTGGTGCTGATGAAGCTCGACCGCAAGACCATGCGCGACGTTGAGGTCGCTCGCCTCTACTGATGCGCGTTCTCGTTGCCTGCGAATACAGCGGCCGCGTTCGTGACGCATTCCGCAGCCGCGGCCACGACGCATGGAGCTGCGACCTGCTGGAGTGCGAGGCCGACCCTTGCTGGCACTATCAACAGCCAGTGGAGGAGGTGCTTGGCCGCGGCTGGGATCTGATGATCGCTCATCCGCCCTGCACTCACCTTGCAGTCTCCGGCAGTCGTCACTTTCACCGCAAGCAACGCGAACAGGCCGAGGCGCTCGACTTTGTGCGCCTTCTGATGAACGCACCTATCCCCCGCTGGTGCATCGAGAACCCGGTCAGCGTGATCAGCTCAGCCATTCGCCCAGCCGATCAAGTGATCCAGCCATGGGAGTTTGGCCATGGCGAGACTAAGGCCACCTGCCTGTGGCTTTGCAACCTGCCCAAGCTGCGACCCACCAACGTGGTCGAAGGCCGCGAGCCACGGGTTCACATGATGCCGCCGGGGCCCAACCGCTGGAAAGAGCGCAGCCGCACCTACGAAGGCATTGCAGAAGCCATGGGCGACCAGTGGGGCGCGCGTGAGCTGCCAGCTCCGATCAAGCAACTAACCTTCCTCCTATGAACTACGCCCTCCGCATCGGTCCGTGGCACGTCGGGCCATTCCCTACCCACATCGCGGCCCAGCACTTTGCCGAAACGCACGGCTGCGACGACTACACCTTGATCCCGATGGACGACCCTGCAGAGGCGCCCGGCCGGATCCACCGGATGCGCATGGCACCGTTGCAGCACCCGATGGCGCGAGTGCGCGAATAGTGCGCGAACGGCACAGCAGGCCGCTTGCCCTGCTGAGGCGGCGTCCTGCTAAACCATTGCTGTGACTAAGGTTTTTGGTGAGCGCTGTGGGGGTCGAACCCACGACCTACTGATTAAAAGTCGTCCGTTTGCAGCTCGCGCCAGTTCCCGGAATCTCACTAAGCCTTTGATTCACGTGAAACATTCCCCCTTGCTTTTTCCTGCCCGTTCGCGCAAAGTCCCGGCGTTTAACGGAGATCTGCGCGAATGGTGCGCGAATGGAAAGCAGACACGAAGGTGCCCGGCCTGGGCATCCTGAAGCTCCCCAGCGGCGTCGAGACTTGGTACCTGCGCTATCGGGAACCCGGCGGCAAGCAGCAGCATCACAAGATCGGCCGCGCCAACCTGATCAGCCGCACGCTGGCCAGAGAGGAGGCGCACAAGCTGCTGGCAGCTGTTGCGCAGGGGCAAGCGCCCACCAGCGCACGGCAGGAGCTGCGCCGCGGCCCAGCTGCGCGATCTGCTAGTGCATGATCTGCGCCACAGCTACGCCAGCATGGCGGTCAGCGCCGGCCTGAGCCTGCCGCAAATCGGTGGGCTACTGGGCCACGCCAGCCCGCTTACCACCGCCCGCTACGCCCATCTGGTGGACGAGGCCGCGGCCGCTGCTGCAGCACTGGTGGCAGCCCAAATAAAAAGCCCCGGCCGACACGAAACCGAGGCTTGGGCTCTCTCCACGGCAGAAGGTTAGCCTTTACTTGGCGTGACTGCCAGGTCTGCGTTGTATCGGCCGGTGACTGCGTAGCTGCGCTCTGGCAGCCCGGCCATGCTGATGAACAGCATTTGCCCAATCTTCATGCCCGGCCACAGCGGCAGCGGGTGCAGGCGCCGCGCGTTCTTTAGCTCTAGCGTCAGCCTTGAACCGTACCAACCACAATCCGCGAACCCCGCGTGGCTGTGTTCGTAGCCCTCGCGCGCGCGGCTGGACTTGAGGAAGAACAACCCGCAGACGTGATCGGGCATTGAGAAGATTTCGCGCGTCTCCGCTAGGCAAAACTCACCCGGCTGCAGCCAGTACGGCTCCTCTGCGGTGTGGCCCGTGATGCCGGTGATCTGCAGCTCAGGGCGGTCGGCCACCTCAATCATGATCCGATCGCCCAGGGTTAGGTCGAGGCTGGCGGGATTGAGCAGATCAGGGTTGAAGGGGTTGACCATCGCGTGCTGCTCGCACAGGCGACGGATCTCATGGTCTGGAAGGATCACTCGATGCGCTGAAAGAGCCGCCGCAGCTTAGTTGTAATCCCACCTGATGCGGGGACCGCCTTTGCGGATGCCGAGGTGGATGAACTGCGGCGCTGCGTATCCGAGCGAATGCGGCCAATTTTGATCGCACCACCGCTGCACGGCCATCATGTCCACGCCGTCTATTACAAAGTCCACCGCACCGACACCGATGTCTGAGTAAAGGTGCTCCGAGCTGCTGGCACCGCCCACCAGTTTGTTGATGGCCGGCGGCCGATAGCCCGAGGTGATCACCAACGGCTTGCCGCCAAACTGCGCGCGGGCCTTCTCTAAGAACTGCGCCAGCCGCAGCGCCGTATCGCACTGGTACTGGTGATCGAAGCGCCGGGCCTCTTGGTTTAGCGCAAACTCGCCGTAGGTGATGTGCGGGGTGATCTTGTAGCTGAACGGGCTTTCGGGCGTGAACATCGCCTCGATCGGCCCGGTGGTCTGCCGCTCACGGCCCCACAGGTCGCCTTCAGCAATGCGGCGCCGCTTCAGGCCGGCCTCGACGTTGGTGCCGGGGTTGCGGTAAAGCAGCAGGGCATCGGGCACGCCGGCCCAGTCTTTCTCGCGCAGGCGCTTGCTGATGGTCTCAAAGCCCTTGGCGCCGAAGAAGCCCGAGCCGAGGTTGTAGGCGAAGCTGATCAGTGCGCATTTTTGCTCATCGCTCATCGCCACCCAAAACGGCACGGTGGCGCGCAGCTTTTCTGCGATCTTGTCCACCTCCAGCCGCAACAGCATGTCGGCTTCGACCATGTTGATGCGGTCGCCTTTGCTGACCGGCCGGCCGTCGGTGTAGCGGGTGGTGCCGTAGCCGATCGTCCACGGTGCGCCACCGCTGAGCGGGTCAGGGTAGGCATCGAGGTGGCAGCCCTCGAACTCCTTGATCAGCTTTAGCGCCGCGGCCAGATCCACCTGCTTGCCGTCTTGGCTCCAGGTGCTGAACCATGCCCGGTCACGCCGCATGGCGGCCGCGTAGCCGTTGAGTGCTAGATCCTGCTCCAGCTGCTCAATGGCTGCGGCCTGATGCGGCAGCCCCCGATAGAAGCGGAACAGCTGCTCCAGCTTGACCGGGGCAAGGTTGGTCATGTCAGCGGTGCTTCGGAAACATCAGGCGAGCAGCTTGCAGCAGCAGCTGCAGCCAGCTGTTGGACTTCAGGGGGCTGATGGCGATGATCTCGCCGCCAGCGGCAATGATGATGGCGATGATCGCAGCGGTTTCAGCAGACACGGCATCCATGCGGAAGTGCTCCTAAATTATGGGCGCATTTCAAGGGCACGCACACGCTTGTCGAGATCGGCAAGTTCTGCCCGTGCATCGTTCTTCAGCTCCTCCACGGATTTGGCCATCTGCACCAGCGTGGCCTCGATCCGTGCGGACTGCACCTGCATCGAGATCAGCAGCGCCCCGATGGCCACCATGCCTGCTGCAATGGCCGCCGGGAGGGAGGCAGTCAGCACACCGCCAACAGATTTAGGTTCGTCCACCATCGGGGCGCCCTTGCTCGATCCCATCGTAGCGATCGAAAGGGTCTGGCATCCCGGCGAGGATGGCAAGGGCGCGTCTGTAGTAGTGGTTGTCGGTCTTCCCCGCGGCTTCCAGCGTGTGCTTGATCTTGCGCCAGTTCTCGCGGGTTTGGGGGTCCATTACCGGCCCTGCCCTCTGAGGGGCTTGCGGCCGCGGCGCCGGGGTCTGGACTGCTGGCCGTACCCTTGGCGCGTGGTCTTAGGCGGGCCCGGCTGATGCTCGATGCGAGCGGTGCCGGTCTTGGACTTAACCGCCATGGTCAGAATCCGCTGCTGACGCTGCCGCTAGCAAACTCCACCCGATCAATAACAGCGTCGCCAGCAGGCCGAGGGGAATAAGGGTCAACGGGCCAAGCGGGGTAATCGGCGCCCGTAATGTAAGCGGCTAGCGCGGGAGTGTCGGCTGTGTCACGGATTGCGGTCACCTTGACGCCGGTGGCTAGGCGGATCTCCTCGCGCCAGGTCTTGATGGCGGGGTCAGCAGGTTTGCCGTTGTCAGCTTCGCGGATGATGATCCAGTCGGTGGGGGCCAGCAGCGTGTTGGCTGTGGTGCGGGTTTGTGCCACCCACTGATCGACCAGTTGCCCGTGGTCTTTCCAAATCAATGTGCCATCTTCGCGATAGCCCCACGCAAAACGCTCGTCGTAGGGCTTGGGATCGGGGCGCTCTGTGACACCTGCGGCAGCGCGTTCGGACGGACTTGCCAGGCGAAGCCAGTTGGCCGGTCGCTGGATGTTGTTGATGTCCGTAAACGCCACGTCGGGTGACAGTGGTGCGTCGCGCAGGATGAACATGGGTCTAACTCCGTGTAGGTAGGTTAGCTGAGCTGGCCATGGCAGTCTTGTTCACTACTCACCTGGCGCGTGAGTATGCAAAGGGCGACTCCGCGAAGGCTGCCCACACATATGTACCTGCATTGGTATTGATGTTTCCGGCGGTTGTTCGCACCTTGAACCCGTTTGACAAAGCATCGCAAATAATGTCGGCTCCATCTGCTGCACTGTTATCCGCTGCAAGCCATGTATTCATGACGTTGTAGGTATTGCGTGCCGTGTCCAGAATGAACCATCCGTAAGTAACGCTTGCGCTGTCGGAACGCTTAATCATCACCCACCTCGGCCTAAACCCGGTATACACGAACGGCCCATCCGCGCTGCCGTTGCCGGTGTAGCTGCCGAAAGAAGAGTACCCGGCTACTGGGGCGAAGCAGTAGGCGACACCTTGATCGGTGCCGGCAAAATCACCAGAAGGAATATCTAAGACTGTGCTTGTGGGAGCAGCTTGCGATGCGTTTCCGTTTGCGTT